CGCTCTTCCGATCTTTATCAATTTCTATCATCATTTTCCACACTCCCCAAATTTACTTCGTTTAATGATCTCTCGGTTAATATACCAAGCCGCTTTTTGTAAGTCTTCAATTGCATTGTCTTTAAGGTCTGCTCGCCATATATACTTAACGGCATTACCAAGATTAAATCCCATGTGCTCGGTAATCTGGATACACTCAACACCACTTGGGTGGGCTGTGTAATGTTTTGGTTTATTAACTGAATCACTTTTCCAATTTGCATATTCTTTATCAAAATCTTCTTTAATTTGTACCCAATCATATTTCATTTTAACCTCTCCCCTTTAATTTCCTTAATAACCATTTCAACCTCCACAAAATTCTCGCAAAAGAAAATCTTTTTGATTGGCTCAAAATCTTTTGTTTCAATCTCATCCGTGTCCACTAAAACTTGGAGCTGCCAAGGGCCGTCTTTTTCGTGTTCAATTACAATGTGCATATTATAGTCCCAATTCTTTTTTTAGAAATTCGATTCCAGATAAAAAATGATGACGCCAGTATTTTTCACTCATATTTAAATCATTATACGATAAACCCTGTAAAAATGCATTAAAAATTTCCCGCTGTTTTTCAGGCATGCGCGTATCAATCAACCGCTTTATATCTATAATGTCGTCACTGTCCCACAAAAGCCAACCACTGCTTTCAATGATGCTTGATGAAATACCCTCTGTTTCATCTTGTTCAATTGGATCTGGATCTTCGTCTGATAGTCTTGGTGCTACTGCTTGTATTTTTGATGTCATAGTTTTAGTGCTTCCAATAATGCGTCCTGTAAATTAATCTTACCTTCTAATACGTTTACTACTTTTTGGTCAATGCTGTTGTTTACCACTAAGTGGTGTATTGCAACAGGTTTTTCTTGCCCTTGGCGGTACACCCGCGCATTCGCTTGGATGTAGTTCTCTGAGCTCCAAGGTAAGTCGAACCAGACCGTCTGTGCAATTTCTCCACTGTTGCACTGTAAATTAAGCCCGATGCCCCCCGATTGTGGGTGTGCGAGCAACATACGAATCTCGCCACGACTCCACGCCTCGATGTTGTCATCGTCCAGCACCACGGCGTACGGGAAATTGAGGCGCAACCTCTGTAGACTGTGTTTAAAGTGATAGAAGATGAGTGTGGGAGCGGAAGATTCTTCCATGATCGACTCAAGGTATTCCACCTTAGAACGGTGTATTTCCTGCGTTGTTCCGTCTTCTGCATAGACTGAGCCACTGGTGAATTGGAGTAACTTGCCCGCCAATGTTGCTGCTGTTGTAGCCGTGATGTTCCCCGTATCTGTACTAAGGACCATGTCTTTTTTAAGTTCGTCATACTGCTTCCTTATATTAGTGTCAATTTCAATTTGGTGGTAGAGTTTAGTCAGCGTGGGTAACTGTAAATAATCCTCTGCTTTCAATGACAAACATATGTCATTTATTTTATTCTGTATTTGTTGCGCTGCACCATTTTTTAAAACCCAGTTGTAGACTACGCCAGTATGCCTATTACGTTGACCAGGATCCATGTACTTGTCTCTAAACTTTGTCAGGCTTGTCTCCAATCGTTGCCCCAAATCCAATATACCCACTTGGGACCAAAGATCTTGCAGACCCTGTGGAGATGGCGTACCTGTAAGAATTAATCGTCTCTTGAATGATTTGAGGTGCTTCTTCAGTGCCTTGAACCTTTTCGTTGACGGATCCTTGAATCGGCTGCTTTCGTCGATAATAAGATAGTCGAACTCCTTGTTCTGCTCCAGTAGCCATACCAAGTTTTCCAGATTCGTCACAAAGATGTTCGATGAACTTTCTAATGCACTCAGCCTGCTCCTCGGTGAACCCATCACCTTCGTCACCTTGAGATGTTTGAGATGCTCCCATTTCTGACACTCCTGAGCCCATACCGACTCCGCCACTCGTTTCGGAGCCACGATGAGGGTTGTCCCCTTCGGTGCCTCCGAGATGATGGTGAGCGCCGTCACAGTCTTCCCCAAACCTGGTTCCATGAACAGCCCCATGTGTGGCGTTGTCTTGGCCTTCTGAATTACATTCAGTTGGTACGGGTGTAAGTTGGTTTTGTTTAACATGATATTCCAAATAAAGTGCAGCAAATCGTAAAAGTTCTGGTGAGTCTTTGAATTTACCCAATCCTATGTTACATCCTCGACAAAGAACGCCACGTATTTTATTAGTTGTGTGGCAGTGATCTACGTTAGTGTCTAATTTGTTTTTAAATGGTTTACGACAAATAGCACAGACATTGTTTTGTTTAGAAATGATGTCATTTTTATGTTGTGCTTCAATGCCATACCGATGACGTAAATTGTAGGTTTCTCTAGTTTTTTTCAATGAATGCCTCCACGTCTTCTTTACTTCTCAGTACATACACTGGAAAACCAGCGGTTTTAAGTTCTTCGAATACGAGCACTTGTCTTGGGCTTAGTTTTCCCGTTTCCGTTTTTAGCTCTACTAGGTGTATTTTTTGGTTTAGGAACACTATCCTGTCCGGAACTCCCGTCACCGTCGAAAGCCATTTGTAACATAGTCCCGACGATTGCTTGATTCGTTTGATGAGATACTTTTCTATTTCTTTTTCTAGCACTTTCACGGTTGTCATCCTCTGTTGCATAAATTGCAAAAACCTGTTTAAAAATGTGCTCCCCCAAATACGAGCGAGATTCATCCCCAATTTTAGCTTCGTCTTCGCCAATGTACTGGAATACATGGGTGGTGGTGTGTGATACTTCATGGTAAATAATCCCCATCCGCTCCAAGGCATCTAATTTCTTCATTTCTTCGTAATTAAACACAATGCCCAACATAGAATGCAATGTGCCATCCTGGTGGATGTAATGTGACTCCGCAATGCCAAGATCAAGAGCATTGTGTTTGGTTGTTATTTTAGAATTTCTGACGGCTTGTTGAAAAGCCTCATCAGAAAAACACACTTTTATTTTTACATTAAAGTGGCCAGTATCTGCTTCATAGTAAAGTAATTGTTCTGTAGTCATGTTAGTTATTGTTCACTTTTTGGTTGGTATTTATCTAAAATGTTAGCGATATCGCACAATTCTACTGTGCCGCCTTGCTCTTCTACCTTTTTCTTAAAGTCTTGATATACTTGGTGGGCGTAGGAACTCATCCCCTGTGTTTTTTTATGGCACAGATACACACTGCCTGACTCGTTGTGTATTTCGTAATGATTATCATTCTCAATAACTTTGGTGACGCCCGAGCTAAGTCGCCACTCATTTTCCCTAAAAAAGCCACCGTACCAACTACCGATCACTTTGTCGGTGTTCAACTCGTCCAGTTTTAAGTTAACAATCTCCCACTTATCCGGTATGTACTCGCTCATTTCTCACTCGCTTTCTTATATCTTTTCATTTCATTATCCAATTCATAGGCGTACCATTCTGTTTTTCTATATTCATCCAAAGATATAAAGTTTCGTAACTCCGCTATTTCTTCGGCTTGTTGACGTAGCCCCTCAGCAAAACCAAATGCCTTACCTCGTTCAAAAGCATCCAAAACTATTTGTTCGTTTTCTGTAGTCATTTCTCACCCTTATTAAACTCATATTGATGTGATTCTTCTGTCGCTCGCACCCTATGCATTTTCATGCCTAAATGATTTGCAATAGCACGCACGACTTCTTTAAGTGGAACAAAGGGCGGTGGATTGTTATTGAATCTACTAAGATAATAATCTTGGTTGTAGTATCTACTTTCCTCCTCTAGTATACGCATACTCATCTTCAACTCATGCAACTCTTCTCTACAATTACATCCAAAAAATAATCCCATTATTCCTCCTCCACGAAGTCCAATACCCCATCAAATCTAAAACCACAACCACGCAAGAAGTCCTCAAAGTTAGCCAAAATGTCAGGCAATGTCTGAGCCTCAAACTCCATACCAAAGTTAGCTTGACCTTCTTCTAGGTCTGAACCATCAGGTTCTTTTATAAATGTGAATATCATTTCTCACTCGCTTTCTTTAGTAAGTCTTTTACATTACCAATAACCTCCAGTTCTTTAGG